GTCTATAGCTACATATGGCATCCTGCATACTTCTGCACCAAGTACAGAATCAGTAGCCGTAACTGCTGTATTATCTGTGCCTATAGCACAGTATTTAATTTCATAATATAAACTTAATGAATATCCTAAAAATGCTCTAGCTATTCTATAATGTACATCAGTCATAACAAGATTATGTTTTTCATCAATCTGTTTCTTCTTCCCGTTTTTTATAGAATAAAAATTATATACACCATCTATTTTACATGTTTCAATAGATTTGGGTTTTATTATTCTCTGATGTTTCTTAAGTAATCTTCTTTTTATAATATACAAATTAATCCCCCTAATCATTTACAGTATCAGTATCGGTTATAGTACTTGGATATAAATCTACTGCAGGATATAAGTCCGTTGCAGGTGTAAGTGGAGTTATTTCATAAAATGTATATTCACCCGCCTGTGATATTGTTTCATATACATCATGTACATATACTACTATTTCATCAGTATCTACACTTATTTTTGTCGCTTCAATTATATTCTTAAAAAAATCTTCCCACCCACCAGTGTTAGGACTATCTAAAATTTCATAATCATACGTTATTGCATTAACGCTTCTAGGGGTCCATGTACAACTTTTTATTAAAAAGTATTCATATACAGTTCTCAAATCACTCATATTTACTAATACTTGCTCACCTGGTTCATATGTTTTACTATACATTCTATAAGTAAATGTATCTGCCGTATTGGCGTATTTCTCAAGAAGATTATTACCATAAAGTAAAGCATCCGTCAAATTTTCTATTTTACTATTATATTCATAAGCATCATAATAACCCCTAGACGATATTTCATTTGTATCATGTGCAACAATGATTAATGGTATAAGACCATAATATGTAATTCTTATTTGATCTGTGGCTGTTAATACTGATTCATTCTCATCATGCGTTAATTGAGAACTTCCGTAACTCCACCACCATTGTTTACTTTCTCCTTCATCCCATCCCCTTACACCAACATCTTGTACTACCCATCCACTACCGGTATTAACCTCAACCAAAGGTTCTAGACCTATTTTATATTTAACAAAAAATTCTCTGTTACTGGAATTAGGTGTTGGAGTAGGAGTCTTTTGAGTCTGAATAACAGATAATCTATCTTGACCTTTTACATATTGCCTGTTCCTATAATTTTCCATTGTTCTTTTTCTTCTAAAATTATTTATAATACTTGTCAATGATGAATCAACAATAGGAGTACTTGATATAGAATATCCTATAATTTGAAAAGATAACTGTTTATTCTTATTTACATTCCAAATATAGTTACCAAAACTTTTTAAATGATTTAAAGCAGAATTACCATATACATATGAAAAAGGTACTTTATTTATAATAGTTGTAGGTGTTATTGTACCTGCTGTAATACCATAACTTGCGAAGAAATTATCTATTAAATATGTTACTATTTCAGTTATAGTATAATTACTAAATCCTTTTACAATTAAAATTCTTTCCACTAATTCATTATAATCTGTAGCAACAACACTATATTCTAATCTTCCTACACCTGGTGAATAATCATCTAAATCCTTTATATATCCTCCCCATAAAAAAGTAGTATCTTCATAGAATGTAACTTCTGTACCAGCGTCAATTGTGGCACCATTTAAATCTTTAATGTTGAATGAAAAAGTTGATTTAGTACCAACACTTTCATTAACAGACCATGTATTTTGTTCAATTTGTACTTCTGTACCTGTATCTTTATTTCCACCAAGATATACATGTCTTATACCCATTATTTAACCTCCTTTGTGAGTTAGAACACCTAAATCATTCAATTCTTTTATTAATTGTTTTCCAACTGCTTTACCATTAGTCATAGAATCAGCATAAACATTTAATACAATAGCATTACTTGATGATACATTACCTGTTGTAGCTGTTGCTATACCAGGTATACCTTTGCTAATCCCATTTGCCATACCTGATAAACCTGCTGATATATTACTAGATGCCATATTAGCGGCATTAGCAAGTTTTTTCTTATATTCTTTAAAACCATTTAGCATCATATTCATTAAATTAGGAATCCATTTATCACTATCTTTACCTGCACCCTCTTTAGTTGGAGAAGTCCATCCCAAATAATTTTTAACAGTAGAAGATATTGAACTTACAGTATTTTTAACAGATTGTATTTTACTCTTTATTCCATTTATAAGACTTTGTATCAAGTTTTTACCTGCATTATATAGACTAAAATTTAAAATACTTTTAGCACTAGTTTTTAAACCTGTGAAAACTGTTTTGATTGAATTTACTTTATCATTTATTATAGTTCTCATTGATGTAACTTTACTTTTTATAGTATTATAAATGCTTGAAAAAATGCTACTAGCAGTACTTTTAACACTATTGAATTTATCTCTAACACCAGAATAAATGCTACTAACAATACTTACCACTGTATTTTTCATACTGCTAAATTTACTTGTTATTCCTGAATAAATGCTACTAGCAATACTTACTACTGTATTTTTCATACTGTTAAATTTATTTTTTACAGAATCATATACATTGCTAACTACATTCACTAATGCTTGAGGTAATTTCTTAAACCAATTGATTATACCATTTACCATTTCAGGTATAATGGAATGACCTATTAATTTGTCGTATAAAAGTTTAAAGAAATCAATAACTCCTGTAACTATTCCAACTATAACATCTAATATTGCTAAACCTGCATTTTTAAGAGCTTCTATAATACTTTGCCACATTAGATTCCAATATTTATCCATTTTCTCTGTTTCACCTGTAAATATAGCACTAAAACCATATATAAGAAATCCAATAAAATTACTTAATGCTGTAAGTACATTTAGTACAACTGCAACTACATTGTCAAAAGATGCTATTATACCTTTTAATGCACCTAACCTCAATCCTTCTAATACTGAATATACTACGCCTACTATTACCCCTAATGCTTTTAACAAAGGTTCAATTCCTGATAAAGATTGTTTAAAATCTTCCCAGGCTTTTTTGATAGTTTTCATATCAAACCCTTCTAATCCATCTAGCACAATTTTTATAGCACCATCATATAAACCTTTCAGTATACTACCAAATGATATTATATTATCAATTATAGTTCCTAAATTATCTGCAAAAAATTTAATAATTTTAGAACCTTCTGTCATACTATTTATAAATAAGTTTATAAAGAACTTTGCTACTTTTTCTATTGTTGGTTCTAATGATTTTAAATAATTTTTTAAAACATTAAAAGCATCTAAAAATGGTTTCATATCCATTTTAACAAGAGCATTAATCATATCTTCAATCGCGGGTAATGCTTTAGATTCAAACATATCTTTAAAATAATTTAATGCATCTCCTGCTTTACTTTTTAATTTATTAAATGCAACCTCTGCTTTATCTGCTAAAAAACCTAATCCATTCCTTAATTTTAGAATGATTACATATGCTTTAAATAATAAATTTTGAAATTCTTTAGGTATTAAATTTTTTAATGATTCATAAATTGCATGTGTGTCGCCTGCTACAAACGCTTTAAAAAAATTAACTACTTTAGGAATCACCTTACCTAATGCATTATAAATAACATCAACACTTGCAGTTAATTTTTTAATACCTGTAAGTGCTAAAGGTAATACTTTTGATGCTAATATATCGTACAAAGGTTTGGTTACTTTACCCCAGAAAATTTCTCCATATTCTTTTATTTTTTGACTCTGACCTTTATATGTATTACTCAATGCATCCATTGTATCTTTAAATCTACCTGTACCACTAGTAGCTCTTTGTAATGCTTTCGTTACTTCATCCGATGATACTTTACCAGCTCTCATTCTTTCCTGTAGTTCACCAAGTGTCTCTCCTGTTTCTTCTGCTATAAATTTTAATGGATTAAATCCCTGATTTACCATTTGCCTTACTTCTTCTGCTTGAAGTTTACCTTTAGATATTACCTGACCATATGCTAAAGATAATCTATCAAATGCTGTAGCATTACCTATTGAAATATTACCTAACATTTCCATTGATTCTATTACATCTTCTTGTGCTACTCCATAACCTAGCAAAGTTTTACTTGCTTTAGCATAATGAGTAATCTGAAACGGTGTTTCTGCTGCTAATATTATCATTTGCTCAGTCAGTTTATTTGCTGTTTTTGTACTTCCTACTAATGCTTCAATTGCTGCAGTTGTATATTCAAGATTTGTATTATAATTTAAACCTGTTTTTATACCATCTTTTATTATATTTACAAAATACATTATTGCATCGCCAGCAATATCCGCAATTTTTAAAGCCGCAAATACACCTGCCATTTTTTTTAAAGTGCTATTA